TGCTCTCCAGTCTTTTGGGTTTTCCTAACGATCATCCCACCCTGTATGTTAGATGGAGTAAGTTTTGAGAAGTCACTGTATCTCATTCCTGTCAGGCAATTAGCTACAAACCTGTCACGAATTATCTCCTGCGACTTGGTTACTTTCATCATGTATATATTTTCTATTTCATCCGAGGTTATGTACACACTCATAACCTCTTCCATATCCACACTGATACACTCGAAAGAATGATCAACATCAAAACCACTCCTTCCCATCCTCCTGAACATGTAGCATACCTTGTCAAAATACCCAGATACGGTATTAAGTGCAAGTCCTTTTTCAGTAAGATAGGAAACAAAATCCTCTGCCATGCTTTCCGAAAAAGAGTTGGACATTAGTTTTAACCCACGAGAATCTTCAAAACCTTTAAGGTGCTTCGCCATGCAACGGTATGTCCTTTTGTAGTTATCGCTTTTTCGTGATCTTCTGGCAAAATCATAGATGAATGGAACAGCCTCGCAAACCCTAACCCGCCTATGAATCTTGAACAGTCTCATAAACAATATAAGTATTTTTCTTAGTAATCAAAATTGTTTTCATATTCATAATATTATGTTATTAATCGTCAGCCCCAGAGACATGTCATCCACATCTCCGGAGCCATTTGTTATTTAATCTCCAAATCCAAAACCCCAGATTGAAATACTTCTGGAATATCATCATCATCAAATTCCTGCCTTGCAAACCATGCAGCCGCATAATTATCAGAAATCTCCTCTACAGTATCACGTGATCCCTGATAGTCTGACCACGAGTACATAATGAATTTACCACCAGCTGTAATATAGATTTTCTCATGGTTCCACTGGCTACCAGTTGCCTTGCTAATGTGATTGCTACCGTTCCAGAATGTTTTTTCTTCATACATTTCTGCCTTATCGGCATCGAACCATCTTCCGCTTCCGTCTGTTAATGCTACTCTTTTCATGATTTTTAATTTTTTTAATTGTTAGTTACTATTGTTGTTATTTTGATACTATAAAGATACATAAAAGGAAGTTAATAGCGACCTTTTAAAGCAATTATTTTTCATGAAAACCATGTTTTTAAGAATGTTTAACTATATATCACACAGTTATATGCATAAAAAAAGACGGTTGTTATCCGTCTTAATAAAGCTGGTCTGCCACTCGCATCCCACCGCCTTGTTTCATGCGCAAATAGCCTTGTCCGCAGTGCTTAATATTTATCGTATTGCTCTTTAGTCATGATTGTACCGCCCATATCTGCTCTGGCTACTACATTTGATGTGCTTGATATTTCGTATTCTTTCTCTCCTTTGAATTTGGCGTAATTCTTGTAACCCTCTTCCACCGGAGAGTATCTGACTGCGATATCTTCAAGATCATCCATTATGTAAATCTCATTCCTCTTTTCAAGGTTTTCAAGAATGTAATTTAAGTTACTCATCTGAAATGTTTATAATATTCGTTTGATAATTTATCTAATTCGATCATCCTTTTTGCTTGCTCTGGGATATTCTTGTTAAGTCTTCGATACTCTTCGTAATACTTATGACCTAAACCACCCTGCAATCCTGTTTGTCTTCTTATGTCGTTCCAAGCTTTCTCGCCAATGATTTTTTTAGCCACTTCGGGTAATTCCTTTGCATAGATCATCTTTGCAGTATTTACCTGAATTTCACCGATAACACCAATGTCAGTTTTAACATTAGCTATCGTTCCGCTATATCCCATAAATTTGTCTGGAGTCTGTATTTTTACACGTATAAAGTTATTGTTTTTTTGGATATATTCCAAACATTTCTCGATGTTTTTTTCAGGTAAAATAATCGTTGTTCTTACGCTATCCTGAATC